TGTAGACAATGTTGTAAAAAAGGTACGTGAAGACACTCCGCGCCCAACTGAATTGCCGAATGAAAATATGGAGACATTGTCTCCTATGATGGAAGGAATTGTAGAAGGCGAAGAAGGCGAAGAAGGTGAAGGAACGCCCGCTACAATGGAGGAGGAAACTCCCGATACAAAGGCACGCGACAACACTCCAATCCCATCGGAGCTACCAAACGAAAATATAGCGCCATTCTCCCCTGTGTTGGAAGGAATCGAAGAAGGCGCCACACCAGATACTACGGCCTCATCAGATACTAGTGATACTTCATCCTCGCCCGAGACTACAGCCACATCAGATACTACATCCACGTCAGATACTACAGCCACGTCAGATACTACGTCGACACCAGAGACTACAGCCACGTCAGATGATAGTGTGGACGAAGAAGAAGAAGAAGAAATGACCGGTGGTGCAAAACCAACTAAAAAACGGTTCAACAAGATTGAATTGTACGACATGTCTACATTAAAACAGACCCAAGACAACAATTTCTATTTACTTTCTTCGGTGGACGTATACGACCAACCAATTCATGTAAAGCTAAAGAAACAGATGCTGGCCAATTTTAATAGTCGCCCGTCAAATGTTCACGGCAAAGAGGTGAGGTTTATTATCATGGATGGCGGATTTAAAGAAGGTATCGATCTATTTGATATCAAATACATTCACATATTTGAACCCAGTGTAAATTCATCCGACCAGAAGCAGGTGATCGGTAGAGGAACTCGAACCTGTGGACAAAAGGGGTTGGTGTTTCAACCCACACAAGGTTGGCCGTTGCACGTGTATATATATGATATGTCTATTCCCGAGCCGTTACGTCATATTTTCTCGGATTCGGCAACCACATTTGACCTGTATCTAAAATCAATGAATCTGGACATTCGGCTTGCTAGATTTGCCTCTGACTTGGAAGAAACAAGTATTTATGGTGCAGTCGACTACGAATTAAATCGCGATGTGCATACGTTTAAAATAAACGGTGTGGTTGAAGGTGGAGGCCCCAAGAAGCGCAAGCTGGTGGTGGACGATAAACCTGCGATTGTAATCGACTCCTCTAGATCATCTGTTGATATTCGCCTACCTTCCGGGCAGATAGTCAATGGAATGGAAGCAAAACAAATGGATTTCAAAGACATGCGTCAGTATATTCAGCGTTTCTTTGAGGATTGCAAGTGGACAGATGTAAAGATGGAAAATATGTGTGAAGATATGAAATCCGACAAGACTTCGCAGATGGTATACACACCCACTCAGCGATTTGTGAAGAAGTATTTTACGCCCCAGAGTCCAGTCAGGGGTATGTTACTATGGCATAGCACGGGAACGGGCAAGACGTGTTCGGCTATCGCCTCTGCTACGTCGACATTCGATCCTCAAGGTTATACAATTCTTTGGGTAACCAGAACTACTCTGAAAAACGATATTTGGAAAAACATGTTTGACCAGATATGCAACGAACAAATCCGCACCATGATCGCCGATGGGGCTGTATTACCAGAAGACCATGCAAAGCGTATGCGAATGTTGTCCAAGGCTTGGCGAATCCGACCCATATCATACAAGCAATTTAGCAACTTGGTGTCCAAGGAGAACAATTACTATAAACAACTCGTGAATATAAATGGTTCCGTCGACCCTCTTCGCAAAACGCTATTAGTCATTGATGAAGCTCACAAATTATACGGCGGAGGTGATCTATCTTCCTTGGAACGACCTGATATGAAAGCGCTGCATAAAGCACTTATGAATTCTTATGCTGTATCTGGACGGGACTCGGTTCGTTTGCTGTTAATGACTGCTACACCCATTACTGAAAACCCTATGGAATTAGTAAAATTGGTGAATCTGTGTAAACCGATTGACGAACAAATCCAAGACGAATTTACTACGTTTGCAGGCGTTTATTTGAACGAAGAAGGCGGATTTACGTCCGAGGGGCGACGCAAATATTTGGATAACATAGCAGGACATATTAGTTATTTGAACCGTGAGAAGGATGCTCGTCAATTCGCTCAGCCGCATATAAAGCGGATTTTGGTTCCAATGGTGAAGGATGCAAAAGAAGTATTCAATATGGATAAGCGATACATGCGCAGTGTTTTATCGAAGGATGTCCAAGATTTAAAAAAAAATATAGAGGCCGAAAACGCAAAAATAGATGCGGATTTGAAAGACTTGGATTCAACCCGTTTTTATGCTCTTCGCGATATATGCGATGAATACGACGGCATTGTAAAAAAAGGATGTGTAAAAATAGCAACCTCTAAAATACGCGAATTGGTAAAAGAGGCAAAAGCGCAAACAAGACACATAAAGGATACCGTGAAAGCGATTCGACAGGAGATTCGTAATAAGAATCTGTATCGCAAAGAGGCACTCAAGGAAATGTCCGAGCGTCTCAAAGAAAACCCCGAGGACCTCGCGAAGTTTAAAAAGGGCATGTATTATACATTGAAATCGGAGTGCGGTAAAACGATTTCTGGTAATTCGGAATTCGACAGTTTATCAAAACAACATCCGGATATGGCTAGGCTGGTATCAGAAATTAATGCATATGATAAACGTGAGCAAGACTTGGATAATGAGATCAAAATGTTTGCTGACGCGCATAAAAAACGAATCTCAGAGATGCAAAAAATGTTGCGAACCCAAGAGTTACGCGATATAGAACGATTAGTTGTGAAAGCGACAATCAAGGACGAACAGAAAAAGTATCGTAAAACGTACAAGGAGGTGAATTCACGAATAGCCAAGGAAAAAAAACAGCTCAAAGGCTCACGCAAAAAAACAAATAAAAAGATGCGTAAAACAGTTCGAAAACTAAAGGCAACCGTGAAAGAGTATGCGAATGGACGTAAGAATGAGACCAAAGAGCAAACACGAGCTGAAAAACAGTTACGCAAGACGATGCGCAAGCAAGGTCTTCTGCGCGAAGAATTTAAGGACGGTGCCTTGAAAGATTTGATGACCAAGTATGCTGCCGAAGTGAAAACCGGCGTGAATGATAAGCTGGCGGAATTTGTTCAGAAAAACGCTATTAAGGAAGCGGAACGTGCGCAAAAAGTAGCCGACAAAGAAGAAAAACGTAACCAAAAAGCGGCTGAGCGCGCAATGAATAAACTGAAAAAGGTGGACGAGAAGGCAGAAAAAAAGCGCAATAAGGAGATAGAGCGTAACGAAAAAACGAGAAGACGCAATGATGAACGTGAAGAAAAAAAGATGATGCGAGCAAAGGAGAAAGGTGATAAAAAGGCGCTTCGGTTGACGAAAAAGATTCGAATTTCCAAGAATTTGAAAACATCTGATAATTAATTTATCCCAATATGGTAAATGAGTTCTGGAGACGAATCGACAGAGCAAATTCTTGTGGAAAACAAGCACATAGACGAATTAACCATGAAATTGCTCACAAACAAGACGAGTTATGCGAAGTATCTGGCGATTACCGATGAACAAAAACACGAAAAGCACCAGCGCTTTGTGCTAGATTGTATTGAACATAGCGCAGATATAGTGAACATGACTCGTATAATGTGCAAAGGAGAGGATACTCAATACGGAGCCAACGTGTCCGAGGCGTTTGATGTCTACGCTCAAACATTGATACGTTATTTAGAAGTGAAACGACGGTCCGATGAGGTTCAGCAAGAATATGACGCAGAAGACGAAATGTTTCCCCAATCAATGGATGAGGAACATATAAAACCCAAGATGAAAGCGAAGCCGGCGTATAAAGAACGCCGAACAACTCTCGACTATTTTGTCCGCAAATAATTTCGCACCCATATAATATCCGCAATGTATATATTATATGAGTTTGGGAGGTAAATCAAAACGAAAGAAATCAAAAAACTCAAAGAAATCAAAAAAAAAGACCAAGAAGGTTCATTTTGACTTGGGAAATATGCAGGACTCGAATCTAAACAATATGTCTGAAGAACCACAGACATTCGACAAGATGAATTGCAGCCCAGTTGCGAAAAACAATCGGGTGGTTGAGGACTCGTGCTTTACGCCCGACGCATTAGAGGAAGTAAAAAATGCATACAATACAAATCGTGCAGGAAATGATATAATTGACTCGAGCAAACCGGCTCAAGTATGGTCTGAGCTGAAACAACGGTTGAAACATTGCACAACAGAGGATTGCTGGCTGAAAGAGATTAAAAACGATGATATACGCCGCAAATTGGACAAGACTCTATTTGCCCCAGATCGACCGAGTGAATGGGATCAGAATCCCGTTTCTTGGCTTTCAAATTATGATATAGAGGCAGTTTTACGCCAATACGAAGATTCAAACCCGGAATTTAAATTGCTTGGTCCATCGGCAATCGACTACGATACTAAATTAGGAGACAACCGGTGTGTATGGGATGATTTATGTAATTTATCTTTGGATAAACTCACCGCAAGCGGAAAGCGAAAACTGGGGGTGGTTTTTAATTTAGATAAACATTACCAAGGCGGTTCTCATTGGGTATCATTATTTGTTGATTTAGACAAACAGACAATATTCTATTACGACAGTGCTGTGAACCCAGTTCCGCGAGAAGTGTCTCGATTAAAACGAGAAATTATACAACAAGGGAAACAGTTAAACCCGCCAATTGACTTTCATTATATACAAAACGATTACAGTCATCAAACGACAAATACGGAATGTGGGATGTATAGTCTATTTTTTATTATAACGTGGTTGACCCAAAAAGTGCATAGCGCAGTTTTGAATAAGTCGCCGGACGAAATGATCGGAGGAAAACGAATCAAGATATCATTTGAAGAACTTATCAAAATGTTTACTAAGCCGGGTATCAACGACCAGATGATGATACGATTTCGCAACAAGTTTTTCAATAAGAAATAAAGTCGCACGAAGCATTTTCTAGACATAGTATAATATGAAGGGAACTACAATTAAACGGAAAATGAGCGATAAGATAAAGGGTGTACCAATTCGCGCTACGCGTAAAATGAGGGGTGGCCGCAAACTGATTGATAAGATTACCCTTGATTTCGAACGACAATACACCAGTCCGGATATAAAAATACATTATCAAATCTTAAAAGGACCGACCACATATAATTCCGCGAATCGTTTTGAATATTTGATTAATTTTCTACGAACGACCGCAAACGATTTCGAGGAGGAATTAGCACAAACCATTCGCGGACGTCCCAAAATGACTCGGCAGAATAAAATCTATAAGATTAAACATTATGAGAATGATGCTCCGATGGAGCCAGGATCAAGCAATCTTTTACCATCCCACAAAGTAAAATAGATGCGTGAAAAAAACGACTATTATATATCTGGATACATCAGATATACAATGGCTTTATTCATTCTCCAAGAGAATCAAAAGTTAATATGGGACACAATGAACAAGGTTCCTCAATTTCATTCATTAGATGCATCCATGCCCGGAGGCAAAGAACGATGGTTTAAAGACTTGATTCAGACTACTTACGAAAAAATGCAGTCCCGACAACTTACCGTTCAAGAGTTGCGCCAATTAAATAAAGAGACTATTTCGAGTATGATATCAAGACTGAAAAACGGCGAGAACCGTTTAGCAGATAAACCAAATGAATATGGTATAAACGCGTCTTCGACAACTACGCCGATCACCGATTCATCTCACATCCTTCCCATGTATGAAGACAAAACGTCCACTCGAAATTACATGTTGGGGCAAAAACAAGATGTGTTGAATGTGGAGTTTGCAAACAGACAACAAGAGTTTGAAAGTCTGATGAAGAGAGACCCTGTAAAGGAAATCGACTTTCGCGAACAAACGGGTGATGATCAGCCGATTGAAAATATGGAGGCCTTATTAAAAAAACATATTCGTGACCGTGAATATGACGTTGAAACTGCGACGACCGCGAATGTATCCGACAAAGGTTTGACCAAGAACGTGAAATGGGCAAACGAAATCGAGTCCGGGCCAAGCAATGTATACGTAGATATGAAGATTTTCCAAGAATTTGTTCGAAAAACCAATGCAGAATTGCGCGAATTGCGAAATGAAATTGTGTTATTGCGTGAAGAAAATGCACCGATTCGTCGCCAAGAAACGACTGGATTGAATAGTATATTATCGAGATTACGGCGGTCGAATCCCCGCGAGTCATCCACATCGTTGGCCGAATTAGAAGACGTATCCGGTTCATTCACCGTATAATCTCCGTATCATAAATATGTTGAATATGAATTATAATTATATAATATAGATTATATACAATTATATGAAAATATTAACATGGAACACTTTAGCGTCCGAATGGATGAAAAAGTCATATTATCCAAACACGAATGCGGCGGTATTATTCAATCGTAAAGCTCGATTCGAACAACTTACCAAAATACTGCACGAATGTGACGCAGATGTTATTATGTTGCAAGAAGTCATGCAAAAGGAATATTCATTATTAAAAAAACTATTGACCAAACTCTATATTGTATCCAATTTGAAAAAAATGAATTGGTATAATAAAGATTCCGAGAGCGGAAATGTTACCATCCTTAGACGATCATTGTTTTCCGATGCAGATATAATGCACGAACCTCATGAGTATGGGTTGCATACACAATGCATGTATAAAGGGAATATGTGCGATTTTTTTAACATTCATTTAGACTATGAGTCTATCCAGGCCCGATATAAGCAATGGAGCGACTTACATTCGAGATGTCGCCCCAATTGTCGTGTAATCGTGGCGGGAGATTTTAACCATCAATACAAAAAAAACAGTCGATTGTATAATACCCCCGGATTTACGGCCCATAATCTATGCCCAACCTATTACATTGAACGTAAAATGAATATCGATAACATATTGACCCGCGGATTTAAAAAGGTTGACGGTGATAAATGCAGTTGGTATCCAGAAAAGATAGAAGATGGTTTTCACGTATATGGGTCAGACCATATACCCGTTTTCATGGAACTTGACTTGGATATATGATGAATACAAACACAATAAACTTGATGTCTATACGATTCAATTGCTTTATTATATCAAAACATAAAATTGATTTGATACAATATACATTCATTAGTTGTATAATTACAGTAAATACTACTACTATGACTCATCTTATTGAAAACGGCTGGATTCAATACGCGGGCGAGTTGCCTGACGATATATATTGCGGGTTTGACGAGCACGACCATTATGGAGTATTGAGTTTTAACACTCCGACCACCGACTCGAACACGCATGAAATGCTCTATCATATCAAGGTCGACGTATCGGGCTCCATGTCCGATTGTTTACGCGACGGGCGGTCTAAGATGCAGTTAATTGTGCATACACTCACAAACATGTTGCATTATTTTGCAGAAAACACGGAGAACGTTATCATCCAAATATCTGGTTTTGACGATAAAATCCACTCGTATATTGAACCAACCAAGGTGACGCGCGCGAATGTGCTATCTCTGGTTGCGGCACTCTCAACGATGCGCCCGATGAATATGACGAATATTGAACTCGCACTCGTTACCATATCGGAGAATATTGAAAAAAAGGTAGTCGATGTCGCGCGAAACAGACAGGTTGTTATATTCTTGACGGACGGAGATTCAACCGTGGGTGAAAACGAACCAACAAAATTGGCCGAATTGGTTCCCGGCGGCGTATCTGCATATTTCATCGCATTGGGCGACAATCATAATTCGGATATTATGTATGCCCTTGGACACAAAAATCCATATACATCAAATTGGTTCATTAGCCAATTAGAGCATACCGGAAATGTGTATGGTGAGATATTATTCAACGAGATGCATCGGGTATTAGAACACGTAGACATAGAGGTAAATAATGGAAAAATATTTGACTATATGACGGGAACATTTGTGGCGAATCTACACATCGGACACCTTTCTTCAGAAATGAAAAAATATTATCATATTGTGACGGATAATCCCGACGAATGTTACGTTACGATTCGAGGCCTTGATAGTCGCGACGGGACACATGCTGAATTTTATGCAAGCGACTTACCGCCACTTGTATTACACGAGAAAGACATAACCACACACGTCGAGCTCGATGCCCATTTCATACAGAAACAATTTATGCGATTGGGCGTGCAAAAACTGATGTCTGACTTGCGTCTTCATACAGACACAAAATTGGAAAGGCACAAATGTTTGATTTCGCTAGAATGCTACGACCATGTTGAAATGCCCGACATGGACGAGACGATTGAGACGCGCCGTGAATTCAATAGACGTGCAAGGGTAATCAAAAAGAAGATCAACCAGTATATGGATCTGCATGGTATTGCGCAAGATGAATTGCTTTGTGGATTAATCGACGACTTATCCGTTGTCGCAAAGACAACCGCCGATCTGCGCAGAAATATTCGCTTCGCTACAGCGCGCGAAGATTCCCAGGGAAGACAGACTACGTTCAACACGGTTTCGGATATGCAGGATGAAGACGAACTACATATTGGACGAAATCTGAATCCTCCTGCATTGCAGCGCGCGCCGACGAGCGCATATACATCACCCGGTCGATTGAATGTAATGAGAGTGATTAGCAGCGATGTAGATGCGAATGAATCGCTATCTCCAGCCATGATTGTGACCCCGACTTTATCCCGACCGAACGATAATGCCCTCTTTATGTTTACACCGTAATATCATATCACGGTTTTCCATTGCGAAGTTGCAAAAATGACGCTAATATTGTCTTATTTTTATCTACATATTGTTCCGTTTGTAATTTCGATTTGTATTCCTTTTTCATCATTTGCTCGCGCATAATCCGTTCTTGGTCAAGTAATATAGATGACGCCTTCTCTTTTTCTATTGGGTCATATGAGTGCTGACTTCTTGCGCGGTTAAATTCGTCAACCGATTTATATGTTTGAACCTGTTCGAAATCTTGTTCGCTTACAGCCAGCACGGTCTGGTCCCGATGCACCTTTCTTAAATCATCATATTTTAGTTTACCAAATGGGTCGCTTGATACATACTGCGAATCATCTTCATATAATGTTGAATTACCGGCGCTGGTTGTATGCATCATTTCTTGGACGCCCTTGTATTGAATCAATCCACTGGATTGTTTTTTAACACGGTTGAATGCATCGCCCATATCACTTTTGGATAGTTTACCATCGGGCATATCAAAATGAGAGCCTTCTTGTTGGAACCATTCATTGCGTGTAGCATCTGGTTGAGAGCCCATATGATTATTTTCAAATAATTGGTTGAATTGGGTTTGAAAGTCGGATGCAGCCATTTCTTGGATCGTTTTACTAATATGCTTGTTCGTAGACTCCGTATGATTGTCGTTGTTGGCTACATATACCAATTTATTTCCATCAACGGGTGCATGGTGCCTATTTTGATTATCGTAAAACTGGACGATTATATCGAATGCCTTTTTATAGAAAAGAAAATATTTTGGTTCTAATTTTGATTTATCGGGGTGTAACATTAGAACCTGCTTTTTTGCTTGTTTTAAATCACTTGTCGAAATGTCGTATGTAGTTAATCCAAATAAACCAAGAACCTCTTCCAATGAATATGTCTGAATATCAAGATTATGGATATGTGTAGGCATATTTCTAAACTCGACCGATATATGTACTTGCACAAAAATATACATAATATCAAACACAACGGAGGCGTGTTATTTTGCTAATAAATAAAATCAGTTTATAATAATATGAAACCTTCTAGTAATCATTTAGAAGGGGATGGGGGAAAACGTCGCGGGGGCAGAAGACAAAAGCGGGAGGTGGAAAAGGAAATTATGTTCGAATACAATTCGGATAACAGGCCAAATGTTCACGAACAGCGGTCTACGTACGAAAACATGCAGTATTTATCTCATAAGGAACGGGACGATTTTGAGAATAAATTTACCCAACCCAAGACGCGAAGTCAAGAAATTTATGCGTCCATGTTGAGGTCAAAGTCGAAAAAAATAGTCATTGCTACCGGCCCGGCCGGTACTGGTAAGACCATGTTTGCGACCGAATTTGCGGTTCGCAATTTTTTGCTCGGAAAATGCGAACGCATTGTGTTTACACGTCCATCTGTCGCAGTCGACGAAGAGCTTGGATTTTTGCCCGGAACATTGGAAGACAAGATGGCTCCTTGGATACGTCCGATATATGATATCTTATATCAATTCATGTCCCCGAGAGAGGTTGTCGAGCTGATGGAGGATAAAGTCATTGAAATCGCACCCCTTGGCTTTATGCGCGGGCGCACATTTAAGAACTGTTGGATTGTTGCAGATGAGATGCAAAATTCCACAATTTCGCAAATGAAAATGCTTCTTACTCGGTTGGGGGATCAAAGTAGATTAGTTATTACCGGCGATTTAGACCAACACGACAAGGCCACCGAACAAAACGGTTTAGAAGACTTCTTGGATAAATTTAAGGGGAAACGGTCGTCGAGCATAGGGAGTTTTGAATTTGACCGCAGTGATATACAGCGCGAAGAAGTGGTAAAGGAGGTCTTGGATATTTACGCAGGAGAACACATACCATCGGGCTATGCGTCGAATGACGATGGAGAAACGGAGGTTTAATATATTATATTTTCAAACCATATAGTATAATAGAAATAAATGAAGAATTGGATGAATAGATTACCCAATGTTTCGGGATTATTGCACAGCAAGGCTGTTTTGTATTTCTTGGTTACTGTATCTATTATAAACATGATTACATATGTTTCGACGAATCAGCCAACCTATGCAGGATTTGTGCTACTAATCGGATTTTTAACATCGTTTTTCAGTAAAAATATGATCGTTATCATTTTCGTAGCAATCGCGTTTACAAACATTATACGTTTCGGAATGGAATCCGCATCGCAATATAGAGAAGGGTTCGACACGAATAATCTAGCGCAATTAACCGAATTGCTGTCGGGAGCATCGAGTTCGAACAAAGTAACAGATGCCTCTTCAATTGACGAGTCGTCTTCTATGGAAGACGCCAAGGCAAAGGCTGGCGGAGCGATCGATAGTAAACTGGATGAATTAATTCAGTCACTTGACTCAAACGGCATGATGGATCAAATGGACAAATCCTTGGACGAAACGCAGATACAAACCGCCAAGGATAAATTGAACGAGGCGTTGATACACATGGATAAAATACCAAATGAGCAGCAGCGAACAAAAATAACCAATTTATTAAATGCTCAGGTCAAGATGCTCGATTATTTGTCGGGTATTTCTCCCCTTGTCGGTGAATTCAAATCCGCACTGAACGCGATAAAGAAATAATTCCAATATTCATTGTAATATTCTATTTATTCCAAGAAATAGAATGTTTCATCATAACTAACAACCGTGAAAAGATAAGTCGAATGAATGGGGGGTAAATAATACAGAGTATATATATACATAGTTTAGAATAATATGATAAAAATGTCCTTTATACAAAACAAGGCAATTATAATATTAATACTGTTGATATTCTTTACAATACCTAACGTGATAGCATATAAGATTGAGCAAAAGAGACTTGAAGAGGAACGCATACGCGAAGGTATGGGCTTTTTTGGCCCAGATATACTCAACGCCTTTATGAATGCTATATCTACCATCTTGACTGCGATTGGTATGAGTTCAACCATTGTAAACATGATTATGGGCTTTCTTAGAAGTATAACGGGTGTGGTGAATTTGTTCGCGGGATTTGCTCGCATGATCATCAGCATCGCAATCATGGGTATATCTGCGCTGTCGAGCATTTTTATGTATGCATTTGCAGCATTTGCCGTTGGAACGTTCGTGACGACGATGGTAATGATCGCAACCAGTCTGACTACATTTACAAAAGGTATTACAAATCATATTAACTGTGGCGCAAAAGAATTCAAGATGGGTTGGGTAAATACGTTTAAAACATTAGGAATTATGATAGAATGCTCATGGGACAAATTTATCAACTTCTTGAACGGAAACTGCACTCGATATTACATAACCGATATGATTTTGGGTCTACTTTATGGTATTTTTATACAACTCCCTTTATTACTAATCAACGCGATATTTGGAATTAATTTGCAACCAATTGTCGACTTTTTGTATAAATTAATAGTTGTCCCGGCGGATGCGATGTTTTATGCAGTATCTGGCTTCCATTTAGTAAATTGGCCGGACTCGGTGATAAATGAATGTTATCGCTGCAAAGGGAAATATACATTCGCAGACAGTCGAAGCATATACTTGTATAAACGAATGAACGAGTGGGCAAAATTATTCGACTGCAGCACGGAACAGATTAAAAATGGATTCGTCAAGATATTTACTTCCATTGTGCCGAGTCAGAAATGGACTGCTTGGGCGGATGCGAATGGGACTGACGACGAAATTCTCCAAGGGTGGAATAATAATCCGGAATGGTAATCAGGTATGTTTATGTCTAGCCATATACTATAATATGGCTAGACCGTCTGTCTCCGTCGGCAAAAATATTTCTGTCGGAAAAAAATGTATTCCCGGTCTGTTTTGTATCGAAAACATGACCATGTTTTTGATGTTTGTTCTTCTTATTACGGTCATTTATCTATATTATTCGCAAATAGTGAATGCGTCTAAAATCAACAATAGCACCGCTATGATTCAGCCGATTGTAGTTATTCCTCCAGTTTCGGATGTGTCGCCACCCGGTTTAGTTGCATTATCTGCGCGTAATGATCCTATGCAGAGTGAATATGCCCCGCCACTCAAAATAGAAAGTTACGGTCTGCCTATCAACATCAAAACACGCGGATATGAAGGTAATTATTCACAGCTCGGCATCCTAACGCGCGAATCGGGCGAGAACATGATTTTACCACTAATGGGAAGGAGAAGTACATCTGGTCGGGACAAACATCAATACTATACCATGACGAATACAGCTGGGAATATTAATACAAAATTACCGGTCAGCGTAAAGGGACGCAGCTGTACTTCGGATATGGGTTGCGACGAGATATATAACAATGACGCAGTATACGTAGAAGGATACAATGATACATTTAGAGCGACTATTTACGAAAATGCTCTTTACTCTTATATACCTTGGATGTAATGGAGAAGAATAACCCTAAAAATATAGAGTGATATTACAAAGAATATGTCTACATTAAAAAATGGTTCATTTAAAATGAAAGGTGGTAGTAAACAAAAATTAATTCGTATATTGGAAGAGTTGCTCGGCGAGCCGGGTCGTCTGGGCAAGCTATACTTAAGTGCCGATGATAAAAAACGCGATGACGATGCATTGATAAGCCTCGAAACATTCAAACAAAAAAGAGATAGCGAACGTGGGGCGTGGGAGGCGGGACGAGAAGAACGAGAAGATGCGGCAAAAAAGGTGGATAAGTCAAAGTTTGACGACAATGATGAGAAGAATAAAGTTGATACTGGTAAATTTCGAAAATCAGGTAAAGCTGGTTTCAGATTTCAAATTATGGTTGATTCAAACGCAAGAGAATTAATTCAGAATATAATCACCAGTGCAAACGAAATATTAAGACTTGCTGACTTGAAACTGTTTGAGGGTAAGGGCGTTCCAGATACGGTTGTAATAGATACATTCGAGACAAACTATGATAAGACCGTCTTGACTGGAACTGAAACGGTGAGTGTTCCTCAATTATACTCCGAAGCAAATGATTCGCAAAAACCCGAATAATTCTAACCTTTAGACGAATTATATAAGAGGACGGTCACAATAAAAACTATGTATGCATCCGCGTGTTCAAATCATTTATTAATAATGATTTGAAAACGTAATTATCAAAATAGATAATATACTCATAAATATATACACGGATGGTATTATTCGACTTAACAAAATCAATTGATACATCAAAAACTATAAATATCAATTATATCCCCATGGGGGTCACCAGTATATTAAACGATAATGTGAATAAATGGATATCGGGTATCTGCGGACGCGGGTCGTCATCTAATGTAACCTATACCGAAAGTGGCGTTACCAAAGAATACAAGGCCGATAAAATGTGGTTGGTTGGTAATAAAGATGGCGGAGGAGACACTCCGTTACAACAAGTCACCGGCAAGGCATACCAGGCTGAGCTTTTTATTCGCAACCTAGACGCGAACAATAGCGACCCAATCTATACCTGTTTTTTACTGAATGTTGCTGCAATTGCTTCTCAAAATGGTCAAGTAGATGGAATTGTAAGAGCTGCGGTCGCCGACCCCCCGGTAACGTCGCTGACTGTAGACCTAAATGCAGACATATTTCGCATCAATACGTCAAACGCAGTATATATACAATACAAAAGCAATGGTCGCAATGTATTTATTTATTCTGAACCGATCACCGTTTCCGCCGTAGCTCTTCTTAGTCTGGAAAACAACGTCACATATTTTGATATGGCGCCCGCCCAAGCCGACGACTATTCCGTGATCGCATCTCCAGTTCCAGGTGATTGGATGGAATGTGATTATGTTCCAATTGACTCCGACGATGTAGCGGCCAATAATTTATCCATGGTAATACCTGCGTCAAGCGGGTTAATACAAGACCAATCCGCGAATCAGTCATTGAAAACAATGGTCATGTTCATTTTGTTCGTCGTATTTATTGGTGTAGCCTATTTCGTTATACCAACTGCATATCTATACACAGCAAAGCTCGCATTTGACTATATGGATGATGTTACGGAAGATGCGCAGAAAGCAAAATTACCAACTATTAATGCGGCGCTAAGCGCTCTCATTGCCGGCACCGCACTAGTATTATTATTGATTGGTGCGGGCGTGTTTGGTGATACCGCAAACATTCCAAGTGCAGGTTTGATGTTATTAATCGGAATGTCTCTTGGAATATTTTATATGATCGCAATAATTGTTATCAAGTCCAAGACATCATCTATTAAGAATTGGCCGATTTCACAGATTCAAGAAGAAATGGCCGACGATTAATTGAATACAACATTATTTTGAAAGATTACCAAAATAATTTTGTCAAGTGTATATCAATGTGGAAATTATACCATCGATGCACCAATAGTATTTGTAGCCACGGGTTTAAAAGTAGTCTGCATAATTGTGATCTTCTCGTTTTTACCGATCGGCGCGCGTTGCATGACCACCTCTTCCTCTAAAGTAATTGGTTGCGTAGACCCAGGGTTCACATTCCGTGCCTCCTCTTGGGGAGGAGTCGCTTCGGCAACCTGTTTTTTAACGTCCAACATCTTCTGCGCGGGCGTCCTGGTTACCTCCACATATTGAGAGGTGTTCTTGACGACTGCACTTCTTCTCAACAACGTATATGCTACAAAAAGATACAATACACCCAAGAATGGATGCGTATACAAAAATAGTCCAACTGTGATAGCGAATATACTTAGCAATCCCAAAGGTGACTCAATATAAGGAGCTAGCCCACTGGGAGTAGACACGGGAAACACTAAATATAATACAAATACTACTAAAACGAGTATTTCCGGTAAAGTAATCTTTTTCAGAAGCAACTTCAAATTCATCGTATAAGATAATACGATATTTTCCTGTGAATGAATGGCTCGTTCTTGTCTATTTCATGCTTGGATAAAATTGAAAATTATATAGATGGTTCTTTGTATAGAATATACTAAATGTCCTTACAATGGAAACGTCGGCAAATGATGATCGCAAAGGAGAAGAAGAAGGGTGGCGACGAAACAAACAAGTTATTAACGGATGAAGACAAAGACCGGATACGCAAATCCTCTTATCTCGGCAAAAAAGGATACACCATTCCTCTCGAATTATTACCCGAATCGGAAATCGCCTTTCTAAAGAAGGATTTGTTCGTGAAAGCGGAATCCATGGGGGCATCCTACGGTCAACCTGGAGACCCCAATGAAGGTGCCTTCCCAGTATACAGGGAAAACTCGAAAAAAATATACATTCCTCGATTTTATGGATGCGAACGATATGGTCTTCCAGACCGGTCTGAAATAACCACCGGCGAAGACATATGTGTAAATTTTCCTAAAGCTCTACGTGATTACCAAGACACAATCGTGGATGTTTACATGAAGCATGTTAATAAACCCATATGCAGTGATTCAAAATTAATTGGAAACGGCGGTATACTCGAGGTCCCATGTGGTCGAGGCAAATGTCTTGGTAAAAACACACCCATACTGATGTTTGACGGCACAATCAAATTGGTTCAACATATTTGTGTGGGTGATGTATTAATGGGCGATGATTCAACTCCGCGCAACGTGCTGACCCTTGCGCGCGGGCAGGAAATGATGTATAAAGTAAATTCTTCGAATAAAGAGGGATATATTGTAAACGAAAGTCATATTCTATCGTTAAAATATACACACAACGAAAAACAGGTAGATATGTCGGTCGCGGAATATATCAAACACATAGACCAAGAGGCGCTGTATGGTTATCGCGTTCCTATACATTTTCCAAAGGCACATCTCCGAACAGACCCTTATACAATGGGAGTTCAATTATGTGATGATATTGTGAATCAACATGAGCGTAACATTCGAATTCCACATGAATACAAATGTAACACACGTGATATTCGGTTGCGATTGCTTGCCGGAATCATTGATTATGATGGGTATTATTATGATCACAAATACAATCTTATATGCTCTCATGAAGGATTTTCAAAAGATATTGTTTATGTGGCGCGTTCGCTGGGGTTTTTGGTGGAAACTCAATCGATTGTCCAAGGTCACATCGATTCTGCACAAATTCTTTATGCGGTCAGCATTAGAGGGAACGGATTACACGAAATACCTGTTAAAAATACGACCGCAAAGGCTCCAATTGTACCATCGTCGCCGTTCAACAATTTGCTATATCCCATTCAATTGGAACCGGTGGGAATAGACGACTATTATGGATTTGAGATTGACGGCAATCGCAGATTTGTTTTGGGTGATTTTACGGTCACTCATAATACAGTGATGGCGTTGAAGATTATTTCGCTCGTCCAAAAAAAGACACTGATTGTAGTTCACAAAGAGTTCTTAATGAATCAGTGGATTGAACGTGCAGCCGAGTTTCTGCCAGGTGCAAAAATCGGCCGAATACAAGGTTCTACGTTTGATGTCGATGGAAAGGATATAGTAATTGGGATGTTACAGACATTGTATGACCGAGCTCTTCCTGAAAATGCATTTGATTGTTTTGGACTGACTATTGTCGATGAAGTTCACCGGATAGGCAGCGAACAATTTTCCAAGACACTCTTACGCGTGGTGAGTCCAAACATGCTGGGCATATCTGCTACAGTTGATCGCAAAGACAAATTGACGAAAGTTTTATATATGTTCATCGGACCTAAAATATACAGCGAGGCGCGCGAAACCGATGATCCGGTTTGTGTAAGGGCAATTGAATATATATCATCTGATCCTCAATTTAATGAGACCGAGTATGATTTTCGTGGACAAGCAAAATATAGCACGATGATATCAAAATTGTCCGATTATGGTCCGCGAAGCGATTTTATCGTTCGCGTTTTGGGGGATTTGATAAAGGAAGGTCAATCGAGCGAGACCGACACGCAAATCATGGTGTTATGTCATAACCGTTCGCTATTGAAATATATGTATGAAGCGATTGTCCATCGCGGATTCGCCAGTGTCGGATATTACGTAGGCGGTATGAAACAATCTGCTTTACAAGAAACGGAAGACAAACAAATTGTTCTTGCGACTTACGCCATGGCGGCGGAAGCATTGGATATCAAAACATTGTCTGTTTTAGTTATGGCTTCGCCAAAAACGGATATAACTCAATCGGTGGGTCGCATATTGCGTGTGCGACACGATAACCCGATTGTAGTTGATATTGTCGACCGGCATGACGTATTTCAAAATCAATGGCGGCAACGTAAAACGTTCTATCGAAAGTGCAATTATCGGATACTATCCATGGATAGTGTTCGATATCAAGGCATGTGTTTGGACTGGAAAACCGACAAAACTTGGTCGAAAGTGTTCGAACCACGCGGTTCCAATAAAAAGGAAGATACAGACAACTCACGCGGAAAGTGTCTGATTTCGATTAACGATTTAGATGTAGACGATGAATCATAATTCAATCATTGGGTTCGGCGTTGGTATTCCACTTTCACATTTACGAGTGTTCCTATTTTTTTTGTATGTTTGTATCAGATTACGCGCTGATACATATAGAGATTCAACTACAATCCCAAGCATTACGATGCCTATAATTGAGATTACGATTAATAACGGTATTGGTAACATAATTTCCTTGATACCGTAATAATATACAACACTCGGATTATCAATTTTCCTAAGATACAATTGCAACCAAATTTTGTTATAGAATCGCAGTTGAATACAAAAAAACGATTAACGTTTACGTCTTGTATTTCGTGTTTTCTTGGAACGACTCTTTCCTATAGTTCGGCGCTTTAATTTACGACGCGATGAACGCCGTTTTCCTTTACCGCCGCAATAAATACCCGTTCCTGGTGGGGGAATCACAGATCCGGGGTGATCGGTATACGCACCGCCAAACGCACTTGGCTGATACAATCCGGTTACGGTAGACGAAATCGGATCAAAATTGCTAGGATATGGCGGTAATACGGAAACCATTTATACTAAGTGCATATTTTATAATTGTCGAATATGGATAATCTGTCCGCGACCATTTGAAGCAGTAATCGGAACCCATCGCCTAAATTTGGGCATATACACACATTCAAACGAAACCTTTTTCTCTAAATCGACAAACTTGTCTTCGCGCATATCTTGGAATTCGGTTTCGTCATCACTTTCTTCAAGTGAATCCAAATGGCGGTTTTCCTTGATGTTGCGAAAGAACGAGTTCATATAGCAACTCGTTTTGTAATTGGAAATATAGGCAATACCACAATAGATGCGTTCTGCATTTCGCCCGAATGCATATAAATGATAAATATCATTTTGCAAATCGGCCATTACTTCAAATGTGGTGGGTCGTTTATATTGTGGTTTGGAGTAATCAAATCTGGGCAAAGCGGGTGGGATAAACAATAGAGTGTTGGGAACCGTCGGATTTGATACAGGAATAATGTTTCGCGTGAAAGGAACGTTTACATACGGAACGATCGACCGCAAAGACCGATGTTGAATATGATGAACCGCATACGGTATTTTCGATTGAATTTGGTCAGGAACTTGATTGGGCGAGGTATCGTCCAATTTCCAGCACACGGGCGACACGATGGGTAGATTCCGGTTTTCGCAAAACCACGTGGGATAGGTGGTGAATAAGTCGTATAAGAATCCGAGACGCTCACAATACGGCTGTTTTGAAATAGAGATGCCCTTACTATACAAAATGTCTTCTGTTACAAAATACTGACCTTTGTCGGGTATTTCACAAATGCTACCGTAGACGATAGTTCCATATGCTAAATATCTGGGCACGTCGACGTCGGACAAAACCTTAACGGACGTAACCTTCTTCTCACGACCAATTTCCAAAAGAAGACATACGTCCTTGTCGCGTAAGAAGGTAAACCACATATAGGCCTTTTTACCATATGGAATGGCCAATGTAACATTGTAATCGGAAGAAACTTTCTTATGTGAAATGGTTTCATAGGAAAGTTCGAAATTTGGGATACGTCCCAACAATTCATCCATGAGATTCGGAGGAAGATAAGACATGATAAGCGCGCGTGGTTCTAATTATACTGAATAAAACTCTATATTCTTTTAGAATCAATTTATGCCTACATCATGATATGTTTACGTTTTTGCTAAGGTGAAGACGAACCAAGTTCGGTAAGAAGTAATGATTCGAGCTCTTCGTTCATATATCGAAGTTCTTGGTCGCTCAACTTTTCTGATGCGGATTCATTATAGCAACCCTTTTTTGTGTCCTTGATGGTATCCATGATGTGTTGATACTTTTTAATGTGAAACCCGACCAGGTCCTTGGTCTTTTTTGTAGTATAAGTATCTCTAAAATACTTCACCAACGAATCTATCAAATAAATGACTATTATGGAAATAATTATGGTTTGGAGTAGATTGCTCATATACCAGGGAACGAGAAGAGTATTTAGTTATATAAACTTATGCTGGTTATATAAATAATATTTTGTTATTTAGCGGACAACCTTTCTCTTGGTCTTGCGTCGTCTGTTGCGACGACCCATTGTTTTACCGCCCATATTGGAGAGATTTTTAGGTTCGGATTGTTGCGCTTGATCAGTTCCTAGCTGCGCCGTTTCAACCATCGATATGACTTCGTTATTTGGTGGCGTTGCTACAATTTCTGGTTGTATTTCCTGATTATCTGGTGGCGCTTCTACAATTTCTGGTGACGCCGCTACATCTTCTGATAGAACTTCATCATTTGATTGCGCCGCTACATCTTCTGATAGAACTTCATCATTTGATTTCATTATTCCATCTACTTGTTGCGCGTCACCAGTTTCTACTGGCGGAGAGGGTTGCATTTCTACTCTATCTAATACTAAATCTAGTTTCTTCGACATATCCATTAATACAACGTTAAAGGCCTCTTGTTGCGCTTGCATTAGAGCAATCAGTTTTGACGTATCGTTTGGTTGTGCATCCACTTCGGCGCCAGATTCTTGGTCGGCGCCAGATTCTTGGTCGGCATCAGATTGAGCATCAGATTTATTTTCGCCCGAAACATCATTCATTACATTTTTGATTGATTCCTGCACATTCGTCCCGATTTCACTAACAGCATTCCCCAACTTGCCCAGCGTAGTGGTGGACTCTGCTGCAGCGGCGAGTTGATTTGGTAACTTATCCTCACCATCGGCATCATCAGCATCACTCTCGACCTCATCAACCGCGGTTTTCTTACCATCGGCATCATCATCCTCACTCTCGACCTCATCAACCGCGGTTTTCTTACCATCGGCATCATCCGAAGGGGTAATTTGATCGTTTGTATCCGTATTCGGCTCATTCTTCATCGGCTGTGCAACAGTTTCCGACGGCATTGTTGTATTTCCAGGTTGCGTTTCAATCATATCTGCATCAACGCCGTCAGAAGCCGGTTTTTCAGCAGAGTTTTCACCACCAAAAAGGCTTGAAAAAAAACCACCCCCCGACATTTTGCCCTTTCTAGTAGAGACTTTATATATGCGTTTTCGAGAAAGTGGTTTACTCCCAGACGGCCTGTATATGGACCTTTTTTTACTATTCGTCATGATATATATATTGACGATAAATAAAATGAACAATGTTAATAAATAAAATCAATATAAAAACTTTACTAAATATAATATCATCACCATGGTATCCGTATTAATTGTTGAAAAATCGGGTATTATCAAGTCGACCACTCTCAAAACATATAATGAGGCGGAATTATACAAAAAGGCGGGTATGAAAACGAGTGACGGGTTTTGCAGCCAAACTACCTGGAAATTGGGTTCCAATGTGAATATACGTCTATTTGGAAAAACGACCGGACGTGCTGGTCAAGAAAATAAATACGACTTTCCTCCCCCGGTAGATAATGAATTGTATTTCGGTTCATGTATATTGGTGAATTTAACTGACGACGGAGAAGCGATTGATTTGCAGGAAAAGCAGTGGACAGTGGTATATGAAAAATTATTTGGTGGTTTCGAAGATATTGGTGCCGACGACAGCGAAGATGAGGAGGACGAAGACGACGAAGATGAAGACGTTCCGAGAACCAAGGAGGGATATGTAAAGGATAATTTTGTTGTAGATGACGATGATGAAGAGGAAGAGGAAGAAGATGACGAGGAAGAGGAGGAGGAGGACGAAGATGACGATGACGATGACGACGATTCGAATACGCCCAAATCAAAGGCTAAACCTGCATTGCGGCGGTCGAAACGAGGTAAGTCAAAGGCAGTGGAAAATGTGTTTAAATTTGATGTTGCAGACGAATATTTGAACTGCACTAGCGAATTAAGCGAAGAAGAGTATGTATAAATACTATTGATTTATCAGGATATAATTGTATACACACAATTATATCGTTATCTAGTTGCATGCACGTTCAATCTATTTGATTATGCGTGTGTAAAACAATCCTCTAAAATTGATTTAAACCTTTCGTAGTAATATACATCAAAGCGCATCTGCAATGAGTAAAATAACCGATTCTAATACTTTCCGCGAAAATATTCGTATACGGCTTCAGGCTATGTTGAATGGTGTTCATGAAACTGCGGGGACGAACATGGAAAAGGGAGTATATAATTACGCGATTCAAGAGGCAACGCGTCGGAAAATCGTGAAAAAGTGGGAAAACCCACAATTTGTTACTCTGTATAAAGACCGCCTGCGGTCGATATATATTAATATGCAAAAATCACCAATATTGCGTGAACAGTTGATATCCGGCGAAATATTACCTCAAAATATGGCGTTTATGACCCACCAAGAATACAATCCATCAAGATGGAAGGAGTTGATCGAAAAGAAAATGAAGCGTGACGCTTCAAAATACACCGATAATATTCAGGCATCCACGAATATGTATACATGCAAAAAATGCAAGTCATCTCGGTGCACTTATTATGAAATGCAGACGCGTAGTGCGGATGAGCCAGCGACCATTTTCGTAACATGTCTAGATTGCGGAAAACATTGGCGTTCCTAAGTATAATCTCTGGATAAGATATAGGATGTCTACCACACCTTGTAAACTACCAAGCTCGATGGATAAATGGCGCTACACAATTTGGACAACCATCGTTTTTTTACTTATTGTAAATCCATACACATATCAACTCACGCATAAATTATTCAGCGGTATTTTAGGAAGTATATCGAGCCCGACTGGATGTCCCACTATGGTCGGAATCGGATTGCACGCCGTCGTATTTACCCTGATTGTGCGTTATATGATGGAGTTCGATGTTTAGATAACACAATGATATTATGAAATTTACATCATATCATTCCTTTAGTCATGTTATTATTGTCCAACATTTGCGACATAGATGTTTGTCTTGCAAATATAGTATGTCTGAACGATAAGTAAAATATGAACAAGTGTATGGTTTAACTTATAAAATGGTTTCATCGCAGTAACTAAGACAATTAAGTAGATTATAGTCAGATTACAGCATTTCAGTTACATATTTAAATTTGTTTGATAAATACTTAGCTTAATATACGTAATCCTTTTCGTGCAACGATGTCCCCGACGTATCTTCGTCGACATATTTGCCGTTAGAAGCCAATCCATTTGCTTGTGCCCGCTTTAAAAGCTCGAATTGCGCGTGAACCAAATTTCCAGAAAGCCCTCTCCATGTATCCAATACGGTAGATTGCAAAGCGCGTCCATATGAAAACGTCAGTCTCCATGGTTTAGCGGCCGGCAATTTGTTAATCTCGTTCAACGCCATGCTCGCCTCTGTCTCGGACATTCCTCCTGATAAAAATACTACACCGGGCATACTTACCGGAACCGCTTGTTGAAATGCGGCAATAGTATGTTTTGCGATTTGCACGCAATCCATTTTTTCATCCGAAGATACGCCTGGACGAACCATGTTGGGCTTCAACAGAGTGCATTCAATATCTACATTGTGACGAATTAATTCGCGATAAACCACACTTAATACATTCACCGCAATCTCTCGCGATTGCTCGCTCGTATGTGTTCCATCCATTAATATTTCTGGTTCAACAATGGGAACCAGTCCATTGTCGATACAAATTGACGCGTAACGAGCCAGCGTAACCGCATTTTCATGTATAGACAAATCAGACGGGCAATTCTTTTCAATATCGATTTTCAATACGGCTCGCCATTTTGCAAAACGTGCACCTGCTTCATAATATTTACGACAACGGACATCTAAATCATCGATACCCTGTGTTACAGTTTCACCATCAGTCCCATACAATGGTTTTACGCCTTTGTCTACTTTGATACCCACCACAATATTGCTATCAAGTAATGGCTGAACCAATCGTGACCCATTTGACGTATTGTCGAAGAGAGTCTCTTCGTATGTGATCACCCCGCTTATAAAGTCGCATAAAGATGGCGTAGTAAACAAAACCTCTCTGTAGGCAATCCGGTTTTCACGTGTGTTTTCAACCCCGATTTTTTCAAACCGTTTACCGATAGTGGACGTGCTCTCATCTGCAGCCAAAATTCCTTTTCCTGGTGCGCAAATGCGACGAACCGTTTCAATTAGCTCTTGACGATACATTATAATAGAATGTGTATGAATATTGTCTTTATATGCCTGCGATTATAATCATTAATGTAGATATAACATGAGGTTAAATTATTATATCTATAATAAAGGGTTTAAATCGTGTTATTCTAATACATTCATAAATAAATGGAAGTTCACGTTCCTGAGAATTTTCGTTCATCGATTGTCGATTTTACTACCGATCTTTCCACAACCTTTCCCGAGTATAGTGCACTTTGGTCAAAATGGTCTGATAAGACAACGTCTGTATCTGAATTTGCGACCTTATATGAACATTGCACCCAAGTTTATCCTGAGCGTTTTTTCGATATTTTGAATCAAAACGCCGAAATATTTTCGAATGGAAGCGACAAGAACACACATTTTTTGCCCGATGTCGATTTCACATTACTCTTTCATTGTGCCGGCGTATCTGAAAATACAAGGGAGACTATTTGGAAATATTTACAGGTCATTCTCCTTACTTTAGTGAATTCCATGAAAGATAAGGTTAATTTTGGCGATACGATGAAGATGTTTGAAAATTTGGACGAAGGTGATTTGCACTCAAAATTGCAGGGTGCTATGGAGAATATTGGAAAATTCTTTGAGAAAATGGAGAAGCAGCCCGCGAACAACGAACCGCAAGCCGACCAAGGAACCTCCAAAACAGCTGGACTTCCAAAAATGGAAGAACTCCATAACCATTTGCAAGGATTGTTTGACGGTAAGATTGGGCAACTTGCGAAAGAGTTGGCCGAAGATATGAGCGGAGATATAGCAGCATCATTCGGCGCGGAGATGGAAGGGATGACTTCTACCAAGGATGTGTTATCAAAGTTGATGCAGAACCCACAGAAAATAAAGAATGTTGTGAATACGGTGAAAGAACGCTTAGCCAGCAAAATGGAATCGGGTGATATTTCGCGTGAAGATCTCATGAAAGAGGCGTCCGACATGATGAAGAAAATGAACGGTGCAGGTGGAATGGGAGATATGCTCAAGGGCATGGGTGGAATGGGAGATATGTTGAAGGGCATGGGTGGAATGGGAGATATGTTGAAGGGCATGGGTGGAATGGGAGATATGCTCAAGGGCATGGGCGGCATGGGAGATATGCTCAATGGTATGGGTGGTGACGACGAAGGTGGAGGTATGGCCGAAATGATGAAGAATTTCGCACAAGGAATGAATTTGCCCAAGGGTGCACGTTTAGATACTAATGCGATGAATCGTGAACAAGAACGTCTAACTGTAAAAGAGCGTCTTATCGCACGCGGAAAGGTGAGGCAGCAAGAACAACTTGTGAAGAAATTGGAAGAACAGGCAGTCGCAATTCGACGCCAAAAGGAATATGACGAGTTTATGGCGAAAAATCCGAACCTGTTTGATACCAACGACCCGAAGAGTCTTGTTTATCACATCGACGGTGAGAAGCAAGAGAAATCAAAATGTCGTCCGGAGGGAGAAGCGTCTGCAAGCAAAAAAACTGATAAGAAAAAGAATAAAAATAAGAAGGACAAGTCGGGAGAATCGCATGCGAATTGTTAGAGATTTGGTAAGTTAACGCATAGTTTTGAGAACATAATAATAGTTGGTGAATATATAGAATGGTTTGTCTTACAAAATATATAAGTATACCTGTCTTCATTATAAGTTTTGCGATTGGTATATTTATCGTGTATACAACCTTAGGAGATATGCGGACGATTTATATTTATCCAAGTCCTGAAAATGCAGAGCTCATGATATATCGCGACAAGGCGAGCCAATGTTTCGCATTTGAACAAAAATCAGTTACTTGTCCGGCAAATCCAATGGAAATCGCAAAAATACCAACACAAGGTTAATATTTTGAAATGCGGTTGAGTCATACCATTATAATACTGGTATGTCTAAAATATCGACTGGTTATATATAGAGCATGCATTTAAAACGATTATTAAACACATCTTTAGGGAAATTTTTCATATCCGTTTTGCTAGGGCTAGGATTGGCGACGCTTTTTAGAAAGGTATGCAAAGATAAAAATTGTCTCGATTTTAAAGGGCCCATTTTAGGCGAAATAGACGGAAAAATTTATAAACATGGCGAAAAATGTTATGAATATTCCTCTTCTTCCGTCCCATGCGATAAAAACAAACAGATTGTTGACGTAGAATAATGCGCCAACTATACAATGTTTAGATGTGTAATATTGTATAGTTTATGTCTCACTCAACAACACGTATTTCAGATTTACAAGAATCGAATAGTGCTTCTTTCAATATGCCTTCTTCTACGCAACATATTGCGAAGGAATTTTATGGAAATGTAGCCATGCAACCGGAACAGTCGGGCAACGGAAATTCGGAGATTTCCAATTATAAGCCATTGAATATACATCCGAATCCGTATGGACACAATGAGGTAATTCCCCAAAATATGCCCTTACCTGAGCCGTCTCCACAGCGCGGCCAACCATCGTCCGTTCCGGTTCATTCTGCAAACGCTGGTCAAGTAAATTATACTCTCGAGAATATGCCGCCACAGCGTTTGCCGTCACGCGATATTCCGATGAATCAACATGAGTATCAGCAAGATGAGCAGATACAAGCAAATCATATTCCCAAGGTAAAGTTGACGTCGGATTACATACGCGAATATGAAGCAGCAAATGAACAGGCGCGAAAAGAACATCGCGAACAAAAATATAGGCAAGAGTCCGCGCATAGTTTGATCAGCGAATTGCAGGTGCCGATATTGGTTGCGGTGCTATATTTTATATTTCAGATGCCGGTCGTAAACACCTTACTCAGAAAATATTGTTCATTCTTGTCGATTTACCACGAAGACGGGAATTTTAATTTCATGGGGTTGATATTCAAGAGTCTTTTGTTTGGTTCCATATTCTACTCCTTTCATTTTGTTTCGACCAAGATTAGTACATTATGAACCATTTATTATGCATTTGTATTTATGTAATATTATAATATATAATATGCGGAAATGTGTATTTATAAGTTGTGACAGTCAATATGTAGCAAACTCTATTGTGGCTTTGCTACAATTTGTTAGTCATAATCCGGATTACGACAAGGCAATTATTGGAACAACGTTTGATAATTCGTCAAAAGAGTTATGCAAACAGTTTGATATAGCTATTCACGAGGTCGACCTTTCGAATGATTTTATAAATCTAGATAAGCGACCATATGGTTTACAATATCCAATCGAGTGTTTCAGTCATTTTTATGCATATAAAATGATGACTGACTATGATTATATTGTCTTGATTGAACCGGATATATATATACATAAAAAATTGGATGTATCGTTCGAGTCAATTCATTATATAGGAGGATCATACAAACAAAATCATACAATTCGGTCGTTTCCTGTAATAAAAAGAGAATATTCCATTATACGTTTGGAGTTTGGTGAAGGAATATTGGATACTCCTCGCATATTGGGCGGGCTCAAAATATATAACGTGAAAAATTTGCATGAAATTGAATTTTATGAAAAAATAGTTGACTATTATAAACGATCATGGAAAATTGGATGCCCACGCTGTGGGGACGATTCACTACTTGCATTATATCAATTATATCATAGTAACCACATTGAACTGTTAGACCCAAATACACATGTAATATCTACGTCATATAATTATAACTATATTGATAAAACAAAACTAGATGCAATTACTATGATACATATGGCTGCGAATCACAAATGGTGGAGAATTTATAATGTTAAAACGTTACATCCGTTAGTACGTTATTGTTATGAAAATATGATTGAATTTATTTACAATCATTTTTCGTTAAAATTCATTGGGGAGCATTTTCCCCACATATATTGTAATGTAGATAATATACGAGTCCCTTTTTATTATTGGGGTGGTTCTGTTAATTTTGGTGATACAATAACACCCTATTTTTTGAAGAAGTATTGTTCAGAAAATGAATATTCTATTGATTTTAACGAGAATATACCCAACGTAATTAGTTGTGGTTCTATCATGAGATTGTCCAAACCAACCTCGTTGGTCTATGGTAGTGGTATTCGTGATATTGATCAAAATATTCTACCGGGAGAGATTGTACTTGTGAGAGGCCCCTTAACCCGTAAACGTTTAATCAATATTGGTTGCTATTGTCCTCCTGAATATGGCGACCCAGGGCTGTTACTACCCGAATATTATAAACCGCGTGTAGAAAAAAAATACTCACTTGGTATTATTCCTCATGTTATTCATTATGACATAGTAAAAGAAATGTATGCGAATAATCATAACGTATATGTAATTGATTTGAATACAAGCGACGTTGAACGTGTTGTCGATGATATAGTCAGCTGTGAAAAAACTGTATCCTCTTCATTACATGGTTTGATTGTAAGCGATGCCTATAATATACCAAACAAATGGGTAAAGTTCAATTTAGAAATCAAAGGAGACGACACTAAATTTTATGACTATTTTCAATCCGTTGGGAGATGTAATGAATCATATTTGAATTGTATTGATTACAAAATGCTACCGGATAATATACTTGATTTAATACCTATGAATATTTGTAAATTCGATATGAAACGACTGAAAAAAAAAATGTTCTTCGACGAGCATGGACTCAAAAATTACACCAAATATAGATATATGTCGTTAATACAACCTGAAATAATACAACCTGAAATAATACAACCTGAAATAATACAACCTGAAATAATACAACCTGAAATAATACAACC